ATAGATTGTTTACTTTTTACACCCCAGGTCTTAATGTTAGGGCTACAGACCTTCAAGCAAAGATTGGTATTAATCAAGTTGATAAGATTGATAAATTTGCTAAGATTCGTAACGAGAACTTCCTTCATTACAAAAAGAGATTAGATTGGGCTACAGATCATTTGATTAAACCAGAACAACTGACAGGTGATTTTGTCTCAAGCTTCTGCTTTCCTATTGTTAGTGAGAATAGAGATGAGATTGTAAATGAGCTTAAAGCAAATGACATTGCCTGTAGACCTCTTATTGCTGGTGCATTGAGCCAGAGTCCAATGTGGAAGAGGTTTGGAGACTATACTCCTAACAATCACAATGCAAAGATTGTACATGAGTATGGTTTCTATATACCTAATCATCAGGGTATGACTACAGAGGATGTAGACAAGGTTTGCGATATTATTTTGAAGTATTAATCAGTTGATACTGAAGAGTTCTATTATATAATAAGGAGTAATATTATGATTATTAAACAATACCTGTATAACGGCGATCTTATTCACAAGCGCTTTGCTTATGAGTTCTTTCGTAAAGATGTATCACCTGTCGGTAACGTTGTTGCCTTCCGTGCTCCTATGGATGTGACTAAGAATCTTATTGATCTAGAAGATACTCTCTCTAATGACTTTATTGCTTCTGCTGATGCTATTAACTTTTGCTGGGAGATTCCTAATCTTTGTCCTTTCGGTGCTGTATCATTCCAACGTCTATTCAATACTTCTATTGCACAGATCTTGAGTAAGTATATTGATGCTCCTATTGCAATGGATGGTGATGATCTTATGGTTCAGAAGACGTTCGTAGGCTCAGATGGTAAAGAACGTGAAGAGGGTAAAGTAAGTGTTTCGATTACCTATAGCCTCGAGAATGTTGCTGTTGGTCATACTGCAGTAAATATTGATGCTGGTCCGGATGCTCCAGGATTTGCTTTCTCTTCTCTTCTTAGTGATGAGGCTGCTCAAAGCTTTATGAATGAAGTTATTGCTTACTTTAATCATGAGGTTAGGGATCAATTTGTTGCTACTACTAAAGTAATCGTATAATGATTGTCAGCTACTACGGCGTTGAAGATAACTTCTGCGAGTGGGACTATATTCAAGGTGTCTTAAAACATCTTGACCTAGATGATACCTTCGAGGTGCATGTTGTAAGTGTCACTCCAGAGTGGGATTATATTGACAAGGTAGTACTCAATGATAAAAAGAAGAATGTTATAATTGGATTGGCTGATGAATGGTCGTCCAATAACATTCCTCAATCATGGAAAGAAGGCGCTACTGTATTTAAGGCTTATCTAAAGCCAGATCAAGAAGCAGCTAACGTACACCACTTTCCATTAGGGTTTAATAAGAAGCATGTGAAGCTTCCTAACAAGCCAATTAAGTCTAGGCCTACAGATGTGTTCTTTGCTGGTCATGCTTCATCTACTAATAGAGTACACTACCTTAGATGGGTAGTAGAATACTTTCAAGATATGCCTAAGAGTAAAAGGCCTAAGCTTGACTTTAATATTACTAAGGGCTTTAACACAGGCTTAGACGGGTTTGAGTATTCACGTAAGATGCATAATGCTAAGATCGTTGTATGCCCAGCTGGTAATGTGAGCATGGAAACATTTAGACATTATGAAGCAATGCGTAGTGGTGCTATTGTTGTATCACCAAGACTTCCACAAACTAAAATTTATAAAGATGCTGCTATTTGTCAGGTAGATGATTGGGAGTATAAGGTAGGTGATACAATTATGGACTTGCTATCTGATCTAGATATGTTACAATTAGTTCAAGAGAGACAGCAGCAGACTTACAACAATAGGTTCACTGCTAAGTCAGTAGCTAAATATATTCATGAACTTCTTCCAGATACAAAATAAGCTCTTCTTTGCTAATAAGAAGACACAACCTGAACCCCTCGATCAAGAGGGTGAGCAGGCTTTCGTACCGTTTCTATTCAATAGGTGGTTAACGATGTATAGTAAAGAGACTGTTGGCTTTGTCAATGAGACTCTTAATAAGTATTGTGGTATCTTTGATACGGATAAACAAAGTACTTATAAGCTTTACTACAACCTTATCCCTCGTCTTAAGTTTAAACGTATTAACTATATTAAGAAGACTAAGAAAGATAAAGAGCAAAAGGAAGAAGAGACTAATCTTAAGATGATTGCTAAGAATAACTTTATGTCTTCACGTGAGTTGGAGCAGTATAAAGAGTTGATTAATTCCTAACAAGTAGTAAATAATAGTATGGCTAATATTGATAACCTAGCAACTCATAAGCACTTGATCGACCTTTCTACTCACTCTGAAGGTGACATTGGCTTGACTGATGATTTTGAGTTGACAATGATTTTTGATGATATTCTTCTTGTTGAATATGTGGATGAGAATGAACATGGTGAGATTCAGCGTAATGGAATTTATGTTCCTACAAATGCTGTAACTAAGGCTTGGCGTAAGGCTAAGGTTGTTCTTGCAGGACCTAAAGCAGAATATGCTAAGAAGGGTGATGTTGTTATCTTCCCAAGTAATCTTGGAGTTACCGTTGCCAATATTGATGTTCAAGGCACCACTGTTAAGAAGGGTATCTTCTTGAACGAAGATCGTCTCTTTGGTATTTGTAACCTTAAGGATGCAGATAAGTAGGTCAGGTCTTGACAACTTACTGCTTAGTAATGTTTGTGAAGTACGCTTTGTAAGACGTGATCCAAGACCTGGTGACGGTCCTACAAGGCGTATCCTTTGCACTAAGGATTTGAGTATCCTTACCTCCATTAATGGTAGAACTACTCTAAACTATAGACCACCACGTGGTGGTATGCAGATAAACGAAGCAATGCTAAACATTTGTGTTGTGTGGGACGTAATGATGCAAGACTATAGAAACGTTGCAATGGATAGTTGTACATTAATACAATCTATTCCAGCAGCTGATTGGTGGGAGTATTTTAATGAAAATATATATCCAATGGCACCAGACCAAAAACTTAGCTTTATGAACTCATGAATATATCTACTGAAAACTTCTCCGATTACCTTAAACCTTTTCTATTGCAGAAGGTAGCCATTTGCACAGATAAGAAAATTATTCGTAAGGGTAAGTTGAGGATCTTTCAGATTAAGCAGCACTATGCAAAGCTTACATTAGAGGATGAGGTAAGAACGCGATTGTATGAGATCCCTTACCCGTATGAGATAACAACAGATGGTAGAAAGCTTACACTCTGTTACAAGCTTGAAAAGTTTCTCAATGTTGGTGATCTCGATCTACAAGTTAAGTTCTTAGACTCAAGTAAGAGCTCTAAGCTATATGACTCTAATGTCTATATTCTTCCTTTGGAAGATGTTCAGTTTTAACTTGATTACGCTAGATTGTAGCCTATAATAGTTATAGTGATCGGAACTATAACAAACAACTTCCCTGAGGGCTATACTCCTAACCCCTCTCAAGTAAAGCTTCTAAAGAGTATTGATGAAGCTTTTGCAGCAGGTAAAAAATTCGTTATCTGTAATGCCCCTACTGGGTCTGGTAAGTCTTTTATCTCTAAGACTCTTGGTAATGCTTCAGAAGATGCTCCTGATGAGTTTAGAGAGCTTGTTACCACATATGCTGCTTTCAAGAGAGGCTCTTCAGGATATAAGTATCAAGAAGAGATGGAAGAGACAGCTCCCTTTGGCTGTACTGCTTTGACTATTACAAAGGCTCTACAAGATCAATACAAAGAGCTATTTGATGATGTAGAGGTTGTAAAGGGTAAGTCTAACTATCAATGTGTAGTAGATGAGAGGTTTCCAGTAGATGTAGCTCCTTGTGTAAGCTCTCAGAACCTTAAAGCTGATTGCTGGGCTAAGTGTAAGTGTCCATACTATGAAGCAAGGAATAGAGCTCTTACTGCTCAGTTCAATACTCTTAACTATAATATGTTCTTTGCTCTTCCTGACCATCTTAAGAAGAGGCAGTTCTTGATTTGTGATGAGGCCTCTGAGTTAGAAGATCAGTTGGTAAAAGAGTTTACTTGTAAGATTGAGTATAAGTTTCTAGCTCGTATGGATATTGCTCCACGAGTATTGACTTCAAGTATGAATGCTCTTAAGTGGTTGTCAGAACTACAAGTTGATCTTACTGATAAGGTTGATGATATCAAGGAGATACTTAAGACAAGTAAGACTCGTAATAAGAAGTCTTTGATGGACTTAACTACCAATATGCAGAGATTGCAGAACCTAAAAGGTAAAGTAGATCTAATTACTGACTCCTGGGGTGAGAGTGAGTATGTTCATACAAAGGATAGAGAAGGTATTACCTTTATGCCTCTGAAGGTTAATAACTTGGCTAAGAGACTATTTGACTTTGCTGATCAAGTCATCTTAATGTCCGCTACTATCATTGACCCTGATAACTTCTGTAAGAGTCTTGGTATTACTGATTACCAATATGTAGAAGCTGAGTCTAGCTTTGATGCTAAGAAAGCTCCTATTGTATGTAACCCTAAGTATAAGCTTAACTATCACCTCATGGAGAAGAACCTTCCTAAAGTGATTAAGCAAGTAGCTGAGATTTGTAAGCATCATGGAGCTGATAAGGGTATCATTCATACTCATAACAATACTATTACTTCACGATTGAGTACTATGCTATATGGTGATAGGTTCTTGTATAGAGAGCCTGGTATTAAGAATGAAGATATATTAGATCAGCATATGCTTAGTAGTGATCCTACTGTATTAGTATCCCCTTCAATGTCTTATGGTGTAGACTTGAAAGGTGATCTTGCTAAGTTTCAGATTATTATTAAGGCACCCTTTCTACCTACTAAGGATGTGAGGATCGAGAAGCTAATGAAGGCTGACTTTAGCTGGTATCAGAATAAGATGCTCTGTTCTTTGATTCAGTCTTGTGGTAGAGGTATTAGATCTACTGAAGATGAGTGTATTACCTATATTCTAGATGGTACTATTGTTGAGAACATTGTAAGAGCGAAGCATAAGTTACCTAAATACTTCCTCGAACGCTTCATTTAGCATTAAATAATAGTAGCTTTGAAGAAATATACATACAACTTCGAGATTAAGGACTTACTTACGCAATTTATTGCTGCGTTTGATGATACAGTCATTAAGCGACATAATAAAGATAAAGAGCCAGAGCAAGAGATTGCTGTGAGATACGTAATGGCTCCAAAGCAGCGTATCATGTATGATATCATCAACAAAGCTCAAAACTTAAAACTACCTGTTGTTAGTGTTGATCTTGCTTCTGTTTCCTATGATACAGACAGGGTATTTAATAAGCTCGATAGTTTTGATAACTATGGTGAGGGTACAGCTTCTTCAATCAATACTCCTGTACCAGTTAGCTTAGAGGTTAACATGTCTATACTATGTAGATATATGT